CTGTCTGGTAAGCGTAAATATATTACAACTTACAAAGACATAAAAACTTATTTCAAGTTATTCAATTCAGCACTATTTGATAGTAAACTTTCACCATTTGGTCAAGTTGAAATCAAAGACCTAAAAAGACAAAAATGTATAGGTCAAGTTGTTGTATTAGAGTGGAAAAGAGCAGGTACTAGATTGTACAAACTAGAGATGTTACCTTCTTATCCGAATAAAAAAGATTTCTTGGATACACTAGTCCATGAAATGGTACATTTATATCAAATGCAGAATTTAGGAGATACAGGTAACCACAATGACTTATTCTGGTCCTTTGAACCTAAAGTAAACTACATCGGTTTACGATTATAAAAGAAAGTTATATTATGAGAGGTGAGAAAAATCATATTGACGAGTGGCTACAAAAACAAATAAAGAATGGTATTACTATTATTGATAAAGTATTAAACAATAATATTAATGAGTGGGAATTGTATTACACAGGTCATCTACAAAGAGATATACTAACAAATTTCCCAGGCAGAACTAGTAAAAAGATTTTCAAAGGTTATAGAAACCATTTGAACAATAACAACCTTGTGTTTATACAAAAGAAGTTTGAAGAACACGGTTATGAATATTATGTAAAGAGAGGTATATAATGAAACTATTGAAAAAACATAAAGAGATATTAAACGAATTAATCAAAGGTAAAGGTTACTGGAAAACACCAACCGTACCTAAAGATTACAAAGACAAAACAAGTGTGCTAGATACACTTGTGCCATTGTACTTAAAAGGCTTATTGACGTTTCAAAGACAATATGACATACCACTAATCGGACCTAGTAACGAACACATGGTTAGATTTAAATGGTATGATGTTATGATTGATAAAAAGAAAACAATAAAAGATTTAAAAAAGGTGGTCAAAGATGGGCAAATCATATAATTGGCATAAACTATTAGAAAAGACTTGGTTATATACAAAGATATTTTTTGTTGTACTGGCATTATGCGTTGCTGCTTATGCCTACGGTACATACAATCCTAACAAAACAGCAAAGGCTGTAGTAAACGAAGAGCTTGATCTATTCTATATGAAAAAAATAGAAGAAATGGATCTACAAGAGCCTGAATTTACATACCATAATGATATTCAATTCATACGTGCTATGCACAAATGTATAAACTATATTAATTTCACGTTACCAAAAGATCAAAGAGTACCATACGAGATGATTATAGGTCAGGCTGCGTTAGAGTCTGGTTGGGGTACTAGTAGATTTGCTTTAGAGGCAAACAATCTATTTGGTATAAGAACATGGAATAAAGATACTCCACACCTCATACCAGAAGGCATAACAAAATGGCCAGGTTGGGGTGTGAGAGCTTTCGCTAGTAAATGCGATAGTGTAAAAGAATATGTAAGATTGCTAAACAACCATAAAGCATATGAAGACTTTAGAGTGTTAAGGCAAAAGATGTTAGATAAAAATCTACAACTAGATTCTTTTCAACTTATCAAAACTTTAGATAAGTTTTCTACTACACAAGATTATGACAAAAGAGTTATAAGAATGATAAAGAAAATAAGAAAACTAGAGGAGAAAAAATGACAGCAGAGTATGGAGTAGGAATGTTCTTCTTTGGCATGACAATGACCCTTTTAGGTTTTTTGATTGCCTTTATGGTTGTTAACTACAATCTAAAACAAGAACGTAAAAAGAAACTTAAAGAATCAGGACCATTAGCAGATTTGCATAAGTATATGCCTGGTGTAAAATACGGAGATGATTGTCAATGAATTATGCACAATCAGAAAATCACAAAAGAAACGTAAGAGTTTTAGCAGAGGGTGCTCAAGGTAAAAAGATGACACGTAAGGTTGATCTATGGGAATACGAATCACTTGCAGATTGTATTAGATCAGATCAAGTGCCTGCTGAAGAAATCGCAGAATTATTTACTGATAAAGCGTTTTATAAGTGGTATAAAAAGAAGTATTTTACAGCTTGACATTGCAGTAAAATTGATATATAATACACCCTATGATACACGAAGAAGATATTAAAAGACAAGAAGACCCAAAGATTAGAAGACTCAAGGCGTTAGCAAAAGCATGTGCTAATGCTCAACTTGACTCTTTCAAAAACTTATGGTATAATAAACTTATGCAACTTGCTAAACAATACAACATGACGGACTATGTTATGAGAAAGCTTATACACTAATGAATATATTTTATGTTGACAAGAATCCTGTTACAGCAGCCAAGATGATGTGTGATAAACATATTATTAAAATGATACTTGAGTCTGCTCAAATGCTATGTACAGCAAAACGTGTACTTGACGGCATTGAATATACAGACTTCACAAAGAATGGTCGTAAGATAAGAAGATGGCGACTAGAGAACTCAAACGAAGAAGCAATCATATACAAAGCAGGTTGGCTCAAACACCCTAGTACACAATGGGTTATGAGATCAGCATACAATTACATGTGGTTGTTTAATCACTTCATGGCTCTTAACCAAGAATATAAATTAAGATGGCAGAAAAATGTTAACCATGTTTCTGTAGATAAACTTGCTGAACTACTAAAACACCCACCTAAAAATGCACCATTGAATGTGATAGGCACAGACGCTGACCCAGCAATGCCAGATCATTGTAAGATACCTGGCGATGTAGTTGGCTCATACAGAAAATATTACATACTAGAAAAAAGAAGATTTGCCAAGTGGGAAAAACATGGTGCAGTAATGCCTGATTGGTACAAAGAGGGTATCGCTGAACATGATAAAAGAACGAATACAGACCAAGGGTGATGACCTTAAAATGTTGCAAGGCCATGATAGACTTGCATATCTAATTGACATTGCTAAAGACGTAGAATCATTACCACAAGAAGTAAAAATAGATCAAAATAGAATACGAGGTTGTGCCAGTAATCTATGGTTGATTGGTGGAGCAAAAGAAGATAATACAATGATATATAAAATAGACGCTGACGCATTTATAACAAAAGGTACAGCGAAATTAGTAACAGACCTAGTCAATGGTTGTCCTAGAGATGAAGTGGCTGCTCTTACTATAGAGGATTTCTTACCTTTAGGTGTTAGAGAACTACTTACAATGCAAAGACAGAATGGATTAGGGTCATTAATACAAAGGATAGTAGATATAGCAAATACTAAATAGCAATATGAATAATGTAAGAGATTTTATACAATTAAATATGAACTTTTTGAATGATATTCAAAGTTACCATTGGCAAACAGAGTCATTTTCTGAGCATGAACACACAGGTGAATATTATGAAAAGTTTAGTAAATTAAATGACGAACTTGTAGAAACATGGCAAGGCAAAACAGGCACAAGAATTAACTTTAGTGCTGAATTAAGACCTGGCATAATGAACTATGCTGATAATAGTCAGGTTAGAGGTGAAGTACAAAAACAAATAACACGAATAACAAAGATTACAGAAAACAGCAAAGTAAAAGGTCAAATGGATTTAGAAAGCATATTAGAGGATATGCTTGTGGTAACTAATCAATTAATGTTTCATCTAACACTAAAATAAATGCCCATATACACATTTACAAATACAAACACAGGTAAAGAGTTTACCGAGATGATGACCATTGCTGAAATGGAAAAGTATCTAAAGAAAAACAAACATATAAAACAAAATATATCTGGTATAAGAATAGTAGCAGGTGTAAGTGGTCAAAGTTATAGAAGTGACCAAGGTTGGAAAGAAGTACAATCTAAAATCGCAGAAGCACACCCAATGAGTGCTCTTGCAAAAGAAATGGGTACAAGATCAACAAAACAAATCAAAACAGAGCAAGTGGTTAAAAAGCATAGGGCTAGACAAAATGCAAAAAATAAATAATATAGGGGTGCAGAGCGAGCAACTGAACAACAACGGTCGTATACCTGAGTCTAATAAGTCAATCCGCTCATTGCACCTACCTAAACAAGGAGAAAACTAATGGCAGACATACCTGATTTTATGAGGGAGTTTGATACCGATATAGATTATGGTTTTACTCCTGTATCAAAAAAACCAGCTGACGACACGCCAGCAATAGACCCAAAGGTTGTAGAAGACTCTAATTTAGAGATTGCAAAAGTCAAATCAGATGTAGGCGATATTAAGTCTATGATGAATGAGATTATGCAGATTGTAGCAGAGAAAGATTCTGTTAACAAAGAGATACAGGACGCTGACGTATCGGCGAGATTCAAAGAGATTGAAAAGACTATACTACCGTTTTTGTATAATCTTTCAAAAACCAATGAACCTTACATACATTGGCCTAATAGAGGACCAATCATCAAGGCTCAAATGGATAAAATACTAAAACTTACAAGGGGATAATATGTTAGAGATAAAAGCTCATCATAAAGAATTAAAACGAGCGGTGAACGAAGTTGAAAAGAAAAGATCACAAGACAGATCAAATAAACTATGGTACGATTTAAGAACCTTAAAGAAAATAAAACTAAATGCAAAGGATAAATTAAATGCAACTAAGCAAAAACTTTTCGCTTAAAGAGATGACTGCTTCACAAACAGCAGCCAGGCATGGTATCTCAAATAATCCAAGCGAAGATCATATGGATAACTTAAAGAAACTATGCGAGAATGTATTACAGAAAGTTAGGGATCACTACGGCAAAGTAGTATCAGTATCATCTGGTTACAGATCACCAGACTTATGTATAAAGATTGGCTCTAGTGCTAAATCACAGCACGCTAAAGGCCAGGCTGCGGACTTTGAAATCTATGGCATTGCGAATGCTGAATTGGCGAAGTATATAATAGATACTTTAGATTTTGACCAATTGATTTTAGAGTTTCATAATCCTGAAGAACCTAACAGCGGGTGGATTCATTGCTCTTATAAGAACAAAGAAGAAAACAGAAAACAAGTATTAAGAGCCTACAGAAATGACGATGGTAAGACGGTATACGAACCGTACGATCCTAGTTGAGCTGTTGAACGTCTTAATGATGACAAAATAAACGAGCAAAACAAGATTATTGACTTGTATATGCAGAAAGGTATATAGCTTGACAATCTTGTAATAATCTGATATAATGATTATATAAATTATACGGAAAGGTATATTATGTTTAAACATGTTAAATTGAATGAAGAAGTATTGCCTAAAAGTTTAGGTGTGAAAGGCAAGAATCGAAACGGTGTAAGATATTATACCATTGATGGTGTTAATATGCCTTCCGTTACATCAATACTAGGCCAGATACCTGAAAAACAAGCAGGTCTACAGGCATGGCGAAATGCAGTTGGTGAGAAAATGGCTAACTACATATCAACGTCTGCTGTTAATAGAGGTAAGACAACTCATACCTTAATTGAGAACCACCTAAAGAACGAAGACAAGAAGTCAGTAGGTATAACTGCTGTTACGCCACTAGGTCTTTTTAGAATTATCAAACCATATCTTGCTAGAATAGATAACATACATTGCCTAGAAGAATACCTATACTCAAAAGAGATAGGCGTTGCAGGTCAAGTAGATTGTATTGCTGAGTATAGAGGTAAACTATCAGTTATTGATTTTAAGACCTCTACAAAACAAAGGGATGCTAATTACAATTATGCTAACTTTTTACAGACATCTGCCTATGCAAAAATGTATGAAGAGCTATACCCAAATTACAAGATAGAACAGACCGTTATATTAGCCACGTGTGAAGACGGTTTTGTACAAGAATGGATACACACCGAAGACAAAATCAAAGAGCACCAAGAGAAGTTTTATCAGCACACCCAGGAGTTTTTTGAAAGAAATAATATAAATAGTTAGACCAAAAGGTCAACTATGAAAAAACTATTATTACTAATAACCCTATTATTCGCTACAAGTACATTTGCTGAAGAATTAGATAAGTACGATTTTCAATGGATGCACGTGCCAGTAGTTTGTGGTACAACGCCAGAGGTAACTAGATACCTTGAAAATAATAATTTCAAACTAGAGAGTGTATCTATGGGTAGAGCAGGTGCTTCAGAAACAGGCGATCCTGCTTACTTTGTTGCTTACTATTTAAACGAGAAAGGCGATCAATCTGTTGCTGCTATCACATCGCCTACAGGACATGAAACTTGTATGATGTATAGAAGTTTTGATTTACAGAAACCTGGTGATAAAGTTTAAGCTTGACAAATAAGATATATCTGATATAATATATTAATAAAGTGAGGATAAATTATGAGCGATAATAATATGCCTATGGGGCAAGATACACACGACCATGATATGACTTATGAAAATGAGCAATCTATGGTAACTATACCATTGCGTGAGTATGATAAACTAAAAGCACAAGGTCAGTATATAACAGACCCGAGTCTAATTTCTATAATAGATAAAATAGAAGAACTAACAAGAGCATTAAGAAAACACATAGTTAGAAAACTATAATGTTGATGAATAGTAAAAAGTTTGCTCAAATAATAGAAGCAATAGTAAAAAATAAAAAGATGTCCTATATGGATGCCGTGTTAAAATATTGTGAAGAAAATGATATTGATACAGCGTCTGTAGGTCCTTTAATTAACAAGTCACTAAAAGAGAAGATAAAAGAAGAGGCAGAAAAACTGAACTTGGTTGAACGATCAAGTACAGCAGTTTTACCTATATGAATAGTTATGAAGCATATACATTATATTTGGCTATTAAACTACACTTCACTTCCGATAATTATGATTTTTACAGGCACAATGCCAAAGTTAATTCATCATTTAACACATTTTTAAAACGTAATGATAGATTCTTTTTTCATAAACTTACAACTAAATATAACAAGGAAGAAATGCTAGATTACTTTGTATCAAACTTCTTCCATAATTCAAAGACATGGATAGGCAATTTAGTTAGAGCAGATGGAGAAACTACTTACAACAAGTGGAAAAAATATAATCAATCTTTTACATACAACTTTAGGAGCGATTGTGTATTGCTTAGTAATGTTATCAATGATAACTCTATTCGGTTTGATGATGTGTTTCGTGTACATAGTGGGCAACATCCACGATTGCTACGACTACTTCTATCTGAAAAAATATCAGTACAAACAATCATCATCTTGGATAAGGTTCTATCTTTTATTAAGAGATGGGATAAAGACATTGCCGAAACGATTATCTGGCCTGAAAAATCGTTTAAAATAAAGAAATTATCACCTTTTATTAAGTTTAATCTTACTAAATGTAAGTTTATTATGAAAGAGGTGTTTGTGTGATTGATGACTATGTGCCTACGCCGTGCATAAACATATGTACGATTGACCAAGATAGTGGTTATTGCATGGGTTGTAGTAGAACACAAGAAGAAATAGATAAATGGGATCATCCTGATACAACTAAAGAATGGAAAGAAAACAATTTGAAGGAGTTAGATGGAAGAGGGTAAATTAACAGAGCAAGAAGTACGAGATGAATATAGAAAACACCGTAAAGATAAAGCATTTGCAGAATGTTGGCCTGCTAATAATGATAGTTTTTATGAATGGTGCTCACAATACCTAGACTACAAACACATAACTAAAAAGAAAAGGAAATGACAATAGAACCTATAAAAGAAAAACTAGATGAGAAGATCGCTAAACTAAACTCAAGCAGAGTTTATAAGAAGGTTACACCTAGAGGTGATCTATCATGGTATATCAAATGGGCAAGTAGTATTACACTAATTATTGCCATGATGTTCACAGCAGTAGAATTGTTTCCTTTAAACATGTTTATTGCCAACATAGGTTTCATAGGTTGGTTAATTGTAGGTATGTTATGGCATGATAGATCCTTAATCGTATTGAATGCTATATCACTTGCAATATATTCTATGGGTATATTGAATTATTATTATGGTTAAATATTTCCACGAAGAATGGCCTAAAGAGGAAGAGATATTGAATATAGGTATGAAGATGAGTAAAAGAAATAAGGCAGATAGAATTAAAAGAGCATTTATTATAGGCAATGGTGAGTCACGTAAAGACTTTAACTTGACAAGTCTTAAAAAGTATGGTAAGATATATGCTTGTAATGCTTATTATAGAGATAATCCTCTACCAGATGTGTTGATTGCTGTTGACAGCACAATGACACACGAAATATATCACAA